TAGCAGGTGTTTGATAAGGATATAATAAACGATCTAGTACACTTTTAATAGTATCACCTGGTAAAGCAAATGATGTACCTGCATTAAGACCATGAATAGTTTCAGGCATAGCACTTGCATTAACATATACGGGTATTAGTTGACCACCTACTAATTTAAATTGCGTAGGATCATAATCAAGTATAATATCAAGGCCTACTATCTTAATAGGAGCCACACCACCTTGATTAGTACTAGCATGAGTATGTGAAGTTATAGCACCTGTAAGTTTAGCTTCAATAGATGCTTTAGTTTCATCACCTGTATTAGTGCCAGATACTCTGTTTAGATCATCTAAATTACTAATTGCACCACCTTCATGAAAATGTTGATGTCTAAGATCATAAGCTGCTCTAGATTCATCACCATAACCAGCTGAATCATGATTAGTACCTAATCCTAAAGATGTAGGTAATTCAGTATATACTGTACCAGACCATCTATATATTTTGTTATTATCTAAAGTAACATATAATGTATTTGCTGCACCAACTGCAAGAATCATTGCAGCGTAATTAGCTTTCTCTACAATATCCGACGTAGTACCAGGAAGATATGCACTAGGTATCTTACCACCAGTATCTAATATAGGAAATACATTATCTTTAACTTTAAGTTTACCTGTAAGTAAAGCAAGTGTATTAGTATCATATTGTAATATAATATCATTACCTGATTTACCTAATGGTTCTTGAACAGTTATTACGTTTGTCTTAGGTACAAGTGTATCTAATGTATCTGTATCAAACCAATAATCTACACCCATTATATTAACAGGTAGATATTTCTTACGTCTATATAGAGGTAATAAACTAAATACCTCTGCTGTATTAGCGTAAGGTACATCGCCATTCATATATCTAGCATCTAAATGGACTTGACTATTAGGTAGAAAACCTAGTACTAATGGAATACCTGTTTGCATGATTATATAGTTTTAAAATATGTATGACATGTTAAAATTGACAATTGTAGTAGGTTTAGTTAGAGTATAAACATTGTACAAACAACTAATACCATTGATAGATATATATAAATCTGTTTTAGTGAATCCGCCAATATTCTCAAATCCACTTGTATCTTTAATACTTATTAAACTTCCATAATTAGCTGGATAAGCAAAACATAGACGTTTCCAAGTAACTGTATTAGATCGTGTAATAGCACCTTTAGTTTGAACTACACGTTCCATTAATGATATATCTTGTTCTGTAGGATTAAGGTTTGTTACACTACCTACGAACATAGGAAATACTGATTCCATAGTAAATGTATTACTTGTAATAACTTGTTCATGTATATCTAATCCAATAAGATTAAATGATTTAATGAAAGGAGCCGTATTATCTATAATAACAAATTCAGATGTTCTACTTAAACTAGTGATATTAATACCAGTTTTAATTATAGAAGCATCTGTTAAATTTTGTATAGTACCACTATTGACTTTAATATTACCATAATTAGTTTTAGACCACATAAATGTTTTAGTACCACTTACATCTATACCTACTTCTATAAGTCTAGGTACACCATCTATATAAAAATTATATAATGTAGGAGCTAGATACGGATGTAGTAAATCATCTATTACTTTAGCCATAAGAACTTTATCAAATACAGCATCTTTAGGTATACCATGTACTTGTTCAGGTGTAGGTATTAAACTAGTATATCTAGGTGTAGCAGATAAATCTGTAGTTTGATCAAATTCAGTTATTAATATAGTATCGTCTAAACTAGTTAAAGTTTTAGGTGTAAATGCAGGATTACCGACATCTGTAACATCTAATACTAAATCTCCATCTTCAATACCTTGTTTAAACCAATACTTAGTAGAGATTCCATTAATAACTAAAGTAACAGGTAGACCTATATACCTAAGTTGTTTAGGAACTCTAACTAAATATTCAGTTATACTATCACCTAATAGTCTATCATCAATAGGTTCGGGTGCACCAATATGAAGTCCTCCTATAAGAGGTATAGTATTTCTTTCCATTTAAATAAGTGTAATAATAAAAGTTGAATCCATATCAATATACTTATTACTAGCAGTACTATATAGTTTACATGTTACTGTATCTACAACTATAGTTCCTATTTCAGTAAAAGTAGGTCTGACATTAATACCATTTTGAGTAATTGTAAATGCTTTAACAGCAGGTATAACTATATGAATTGTATTTTGTTTTGGAGCTTCAGGAGTAGCAAAAATAGTTACAGCAATTGAAGTATTACCATAACTATATGCACCTAATAATGTTTTAACGTTATCTATTGTAATTGGTTGATTTGCTATACCAAAATACATAGTATCTGTAGGTATAGTGCCAGGAGTAGTAGCTGTACGACAAGTTAGATGAAAAAGATTAAATTCTATTTTTTTATCGGCATCATAAAAGTATAAATCACCATCTTCTCTATAATACAAATAAGTGGATACACCACATTTAACTGTAGGCATCACACCATTAGGCATTAACGATAAAGGAAGTACTGCTTTATTTTGACAAAACATAGTTATCTAATTAAGTAATAATTAATCCCTATAACTAGTAGAGATAATAAGTAATTTATCGTGACCTAAATTATTTTATTTATTAGCTGCTTTAACTGCATCAAGAATATCTGCAATTAGATATATACCTGTACCTGCAACACGAGCAACCTTAGGAAGTAAATCAGTAGCAGGAACTTCAGGTGTACCAATAACACCACCGCTAGGCATGATAATCCATTGACGAACTAGCATGTTAGCATGATCTTGAAAGATTTCATATGCAGGATCCATTACACTTTCAATGATACATATATCATATGTAGCACCATCAACTACTTCCCATTCTTCTGTATATAATTCTTGATCACTATGGTAAGAAGCATTATAACCATCACGACTAGCCATCCTTTTTTCAAGAGCAAGCATATCTGCCGAAGCACCTTCAGGGAAAACTACTTTAGTAGTATTAGCTACTTTAGCAGTTTCAGCTAAACCATATCCAGCAACTGTAAAATTATAACCTGCCTCAGCTGTAAAATCGAAACCATAATATACAGTTGCATTAGTTGTAGTAGCAGCAAGACCATGACCTAATTTAGCAAATAAAATATCCAGTTTAGCTTTAAGTCTAGTCTGAATAGTAAGAGGTGTATCACCAATTTTAACTTGAGTTTCAACTTGATCAAATGGAATACCTAATGTATAAGCAGGTTTCTGTAGTTCCATAGAAATAATACGTACTCCAATAATTCTACCTACATTTGCAGTAACATCAGCAGCTAAAATAATACTAGATGTAGCATTAACGCCTACTGCATAACCTAACTTAACAACTTTAGCTACAGCAGCCACATAAGGATTAACTAGATAACTAAGTTTAAAAGGATTAAGCTTTAAACCTAATTTAGGATTCATGCCTAAACCTCTACCTTGTACAAACTGAATAGCTTGTCCACGATAATCTGCTTTAAAATTAGCAGTAGGAGTTACGACTTTACCGTTAGAGCTAATACAAGCAATAACTTTGTCACCCAATTTAGCATTATCTAACATATCCGAACTATCCGTAATAGTCCCTAATGTTGAACCTGCACTAACAAGTAAATTTTTCATATTTCTAAAATGTTATTCATTAATAATTTTTTCGTTTGCAGATATATTATAACCTTCGTCTTTAAGTATACCTTTTAAATGTAGTACAGCTAATTTAATAACTTCTTGTGGTACTGTTATCTCACACATAGTATTACTGATATGATCAATAAGTCTAGGTCTTTTAATATAATTTAAAATAACAGATACAGGTACAAAATCAGCATTGTAATAAACATTAAGTCTATCTCCAAACAGTTCACAAATAGGATTACTATGACGATTTCTACTAGAATGATAATTATCTAATATAGTACGAACATCACTAGTACTCACTAATTCTAAAGAACGTTGTTGTGTAAAAGAATTTGTAATGGATTTATAAGTAGTAGTACGAGTTGTATAATTAATACCCTCGATAGGTATGTTAGGTGTATCTACAAATAATGTGTTAGGTAAATACATACCATCATAATCCTCATAAAATGTATCATATCCAAGTTGTCTAAGTTTATCTATAATAATATTAATTGCATAAAATTTACCATTATCAGTTTTAACTGTTTGAATATATTTAGTTACATCTATTTGTGAACTACCAGTTCCTAATTTAAGAGAACCTGTAAAAGGATATGTGATCTGACTTAAATCATACAATTTAATTACATTAGTTGTATCTAACAATACCGGTGTCATACCTTGTTTATTATAAGCTATTGCTACTTCCGATGGTATCATTTTAAGATAATCACCAGGAAGTATAGCAAATGCTTTATAACCAAATGTTGAACCATTAGGTCTTCTACAAGATAAACCTCTTTGTACTTTTAAATCTTTAAGATCATCATATCGTTTCTGACTTTCTTCAAATCCTTCACGTTTAATATTCTGTTTAGAACTAGAACGAGTTTCAATAAATTGCAGTACAGCTTCATTAAGTGCTATGTCATAATAATAAGGACTAATAGCTTGTTTACGATTACTATTAATTTGTTGTAATTCATAATCAATAGCAACATGACATTGTTTAACTGTACTATACATAGCTTATCGTTTTAAACTTTTAAACTTAGCTTTTAATGCACTAAGATAAGCTTTATTAGTATCATTACTAAAGTAAGCAATCGCATCATCCATGTTATCTCCTAATACAATTGACGGATCAGTTGCATCAGTAATAATTGAACTAGAAGGAATCTCTACAAGTAAACCTTCATATATATACGATTGAATAGTACCTCTAACTAATAAATTCTTATCTGCAACTGTAGCTAAAAATTCTATAGGTTTATCTGTTGCATATTGAAGTACCGTTGCTTGCGTATCATCTTCTTTCCAATCTGCATTGTTAAATTCTAACCAAGTAGTAAGTTTCTTAGATACAAATAGCTTCCATAAGTTTCAGAGAATCATCTTTACCTAACATCGTTGCATATGTTTTAATAGCTGATGTAGATTTAAGATTAGCTTCTTTCTTAGCTTTCTTAGCATCTTCTTGATTGTGTAAATAAAATCTTATCTTATTAGATTTATTAACATCTTCTGGATTGTTAGCGACTTGACTTGTCAATAAACAATATCTCCAAGATAAATAATTGGGAATATTAGTAGGTGTTCCATACTGATATAATTCTTCTTCCGATACGTTACGATTACCACTTTTATCTGTACCAAATAAATAATCTACTAGTGCTTTTTCTTTTACTGCATCACTGTCAGTATCTTTAACACCAACTTTTTTAAGTGCACCTTCAATTGCTTTTATACGTTTAACATCGTTCGTATCATGTAGATTGAATCTAAATCCAATATCAAATGTAAGACCAGTAGGTAATACATCTAATGCAAAATTATGCCAATAATTAGAAACCTTAGCTTGCCAATTAACACTTGTATTATCAGGACTAACTCCTAATACTGTAGGTAACAGAACCTTCATTTCTTCTGTCAGACTACATAAAGTATTAACTACAGTTACAGCTGAACCTAACTTCCTAGTATATTCACCCATAGCTTCAAGATTGATTACTTGAAATACTGATGGATTAAGTTTCCAATAAAGTGAAATACTACGTTCTTTTGTTATCATTTGTTTATAAGTTTTAATAGTTACTTTTACACATTAACGATCATCTTCGACTATATATTAGTCAAGTGCTAAATCCATCCAGAAACTAGTAGTAGGATTAAGCATATTAATACCTTGACTACAGAACATTTCATAAGATGCAACGTCTTTCTTAGTAGAAAGAATTTGATTCTGAACAGCACCCCAAGAACCAGGTAGATTAGTAAGACCTTTGTAAACACCTGTAATAGCTTCACGACCTTCTTCACATACTAACTGAATATTACGATCTCCACTATCATTAAGAGAGTGATCAAGGAATACACCTGTATATGAACTTAAAGGTAAACCTTTATACATACGACCATTCAAACGATCTTGTTCAGCACGTAATCCATGATTGAACAGATGAACAGGTTTAACAGTGACAATCTTACCATCAATAGTTTGATACTGATTAAAGTATTTACCATATGACATATATTCACCACCATCTTTTACTTTCTGATCACCAATAGCTTGAAAGTAACCTCTAAATGCAGCATCTTCTTCAATAGCAGTAGAGAACTCACGTGCAAAACCAGTACCTGCATAAAGAATAATTTCAATAGGAGTAGAATCAATACGATTGTCATACAACCTATTAATAGTACTATCAAAACGTTCTAGTGTAAGTTTACTATAAGTATCATAATTACCTACAGATTTCAGAGTATCTTTAATACCTGATCCACGTGGAATAGGTTCGCCTGTCTCAGGATCTTTAAGATGAATAACACCTTTAGCATCACGATTATATTCAGAGAACCATAAATCTTCTTCTAAGAACTGTTTACGATTCATCTCGAATACCTTCATCTCATATGGCATCCATAGATTAGTAGTACCACCACCATCAACATCAAATTCAATGTCTACAACTTTATTAGCAATGTTACCAGAAATAGGTTTACTAAAACGATGGAAACCAAACTGATTAGTAGCTTTAGATGTAGATTGAGCATTACTTCTATTACCATCTGATTTACTAGCAGCAACAGTAGGTGCACCAAGTACCCAAAACTTACCTGCTTCAAAGTTCTCTAGTGGAATAAATTCATTAGCATTACCACCCTGTAATTGGAAACGATAAATAAATGTATTATTAGACGTAGGTTTACCTTCACTTTGAATACGAATTTGATGTTCACCATCAGGAGATAAAGCACCATACTGATAGATGAACCAAGCATCTTTCATTTCTACTTCAAATTCAGTATAACCAAGTCCGGGTTTAGTAGTAGTACTAACTAATCTCACGACTTGTGAAGTATGACGCATACGACCTGCTACATTCCAAATGTATTGTGTATCTACACCATTCAGAGCCTTCTTAGGACTAATAGCATTGTTACCTTCAGTCATAGATAACAAAGGAAACTTGTCAGAATCTTTACCCCAAAGATATGTAAGATTCTTATTAAGTGTAACAGGATCAACTATGCCAAAATTCAAAAGCATATTCTCATCACTGTACGTAGAACTGTCGTATTTAACGACACCAATTTCTCTCATAGTAACTTAATTTTTAAATGATTATTTTAGAGGAGTATTTACATGAACTTTTCCTGTTACTACGTTAGATTTAATAACTATCTTACGTTGATCTCCAGTGCCAGCTTTTATTTTAAGTACATTATCTTTACGAATTGCAGACTTAGTAAGTTGTGAAATATCATTACCAAGAAGATTACCAATATATCTAAGTACTAATTCAGATTTATCATTAGTACGATTAATATCATCTAGTTGTGCTTGTGTATAAACTACACCATGATTTTCAGCAACAGGTACGGATATATAATCAAATATCTGTTTGCGTGTAGCAACTATAACTTTACCATCTTTACCTTTAACTTTTAAACCTTCTAAGGGAATAGATAAATCTCCAATTTTACCTGTCTTAACAACTATATCATAAACAGAATCTTTAACATCTAATATTACTTCTTTGCCATCCTCTGCATAAGCAACTCCATAATATTTATTTTCAGCTTCTGCTTCAGCCTGAATAACAGCTTGTGATTCTGCTTGTTTAGCAGTAACAATTTTACTCTGTGATGTACTAAGGAAACTTAAAGCTTCTGTAGCATCTACCAATAGAGATTCATCATTCTTACTAAGATCGGCATAACGTTTAGCTTTCGCAGGTGTATTACCTTTTTCTAATTCAGCTTTATAAATAATGTCATATAGTTGATCTGTATTATCTGCTACCAAAACAACTTTAGAATAATCTACATGATTAGTAAATCCATCAAATGTACCATATGTTTGTTTATATACAAAAGCATCATATAAGTCAGGATTCGATTCAAAGAACTTTTCAATAGCTACTGTCTGACCTTCTTTAAGACCTAATGCTTTAATGTCTGATTCACGTTTTGCAAGACCTTCGAGTGTAAGTTCATATGTAATCTTTTTACCAGTTTCATCTAGTACTTCAATACCTGATGTTTTTTCTAGTAACTCAATAGTCATATCATCATCTGCACCTTCTTCTAATGTTACTAGTTCGGCTTTAGTATAAACTACTTTACCATCTAGTGTAGCATTACCTTCTGCATCTACAACGTATTTTACATCTTTACCATCAGCATTAATAATCAATTCATTAGGTTCATCATCAACAACAATTTTAGCATCTTCGATAGCTTGTAATCTATCTATTTCTGCTAGACGTTCAATTTCAAGTTCATCTGCTGTCTTAACAACTTTATCTTTTGTATCATCATTTACAGGTGCATCACCTTGTAATGGTGTTCTAACTTTTAGTGCCATAATATCTATTTATTAATTGTGTTATAATTCACTTATTAACTTTGTCAAATGTAATCAATATACCTTATATATAGGTATAATATTAGGTAGGTGGATCTCTGCCCAATAATGTATCCCGCACGTTTGTCATCGTGTAGTTGGTTTAGGTTTATTTGCTATCTTCTGTTTAAGTGCATGTTCTTTATTAAACTTAGTTTCAGCAAATGCTTGTTTACGTTCTGCTAGAGCTTGCTTCTGATCTGCTATAACTTTCTTAGTAGCTTCTACAGCATTAGTATCCATTTCAGTACCACTTACATATCCGTTACCATTCGTATCTTGAGTCATACGAAGTTCCCATTCAGCGAGTGTACGATCTGTTTCAAGTAAAGCTACATCTATATTATTCTGCCATGTACCATCTACTTCATAACGTTTAGCATCCAATTCAAGCTGTTTAGTCTGTTGTGCTACCTGTTGAACCTGTATGTTATTTTTACCTTCAATGTCCTTCATTTGTAGTTCAAAATCACGTTTAGCCTTAGCTGCATCTTTAACTAATTGTTTGAGTTGGGATATGTTCTTATTAGTAATAGCTTCAACTGCTATATCTTCATTACCATTTTGTGCAGCAGCAAATGCAACTTCTTTAAGTTGTTTAGCCATAGCATCTAGTTCATTACTATTTCTAACAAATACACCAAGATTCTGACTAAGATGATTCTCACCATCTACTTTAACATATACTACTTCATTAGTATTAGGATCTACGAAGCTACCTTGTTTACCATCTAACCAAGCTACTTTAGAATAATCTAAATTAGCCATATAGTCACGTTCTCTAAAATTATTAAATATTTCAAGATGCCATACACTACCAGTTAGAGCTTGATTATAACTATACTCTGTAACAGCTTTACCTGCTTGACCACCTTTATCAGCACCTACTCTAGCGTTATTCATATTAGATACTTCCCAAGCATCTGCTTTAAGTCTAGCTAGAATACCATCTATAATCTGAACGTATTGTACAATAGCTTGAGTTGCTACTTCTTTAACACCGTTAGCAACATTAGCATTTGCTGTATCGTCATAAGGTAATGTACCATCTTTGTTAGCTTGATCTAAACGTTCTTCTGTAGTCATTTCATCTGTATCTGATAAAAGACTTTCAGGTAACATTATCCAAGACTTAAACTTAGCAATAGCACGTTCTTGTTGTAATGTATATATACGATATAATGCAAGATAAGGTAATACTCTATATGGTATAGGAGCTTTTTCATTATCTTTCATTAGATAACTAATACCATTATAAGGGTTCTTACATATAGAACTATCATTAAACTTCTCACGTTGTACTTCAATAGGTCTAGGTTTAATATATATACCTGTATCCATTGGACCTATTCTATAACTTTCCCAAAACTGATTAATATGATCCCATTTAATATCTATATCGCCAGCTTCACTATCAAATTCATAATCAGTATCAACTTCCATTTCTTCTACTTTACCACTAGGAGCCATAAATGTAAGTATACCTACTTTGATAGGAGTTTTATAAACAGCATGATATATTTCAGTACACCATAATTTATCTGTAAATGATTTACGAAAACTACCACTTTGACGATTAATGTTACGTTGAGCAAAATCATCTAGTTGCATTATCATCTCAAAATCTACTATAGCAGTATTGTTACCTGTACGAGTATTATTAAGAGTAGTAAGATATTTCATTTCCTTTTCAGAAAGTTCTTCTCTAAATCTATCTATAACTTGTGGTAAACTAAGTTTATATTTACGCATACCAAAGTCATCATCTTCTACAAATTGATTACCACTAGGAACTCTAAAATATTCTAGTGGACTAATGATATCAAAATTAACATCATTCTTATGTACTTCACGATATGAATAAACTTCTTCACAAGCCCACCAATAGAAATATGCCTGTATATATTTACCTTTAGCATCAACTAAAGCATTGAGTAAATCTAAACGTTTCTGTCCATCTATAACTTGATCATCTGACCAATCTTCTGTAGCAGTAGCTAACCATTTATCTATGTCAGGTACTTCTTTAGATTCTTTACCTGTTTCAACACCTTTAGCATTAAGTTCATTTACTAACTTCTGCATAAGCATCTCATAGACCTTCTCACCTATCTTAGCATTACGTTTAAGTACTACATCAGGATCATTAGCGAATACTTGATAGTTATGATATGCACCAATAAATTCACCCATGTATCTATCTTTAATAGGTTTAAGAAAGTCTACATCTCTAATAGTACCAGGCATATCTTCTTTCTTACCTTGTGCTGTATTATATGTAGCTAGTACATATTTATAAGTAGCTTTATCTACTATACCATTAGCAGCATCTAAATACTTTTGAACGTCTGACTTATTACTAAAACTTGAAGCAAGATCAATAACAAAATTTGTCATTTCCATACCCCATTTCTTATCAGTCATTTTAAAGTTAGAACTAACGTATTGATCAGGTTGTTGTACCATCTGTATATTATGATTTTGAGTTTAAACGATCAGCTAATCTTTTAGTATTAGTAGTACCTCTACTTTCTAGTTTCTTTTGATTAAGTAATGTATCTTTACGAAATTCATACATAGCTACAATAGCATCACTAATACGATCAAAGTTATCAATACTATTATAACGTTGGGCTTCTAGGCAAAGTCCTACAGAGTATGTATCTTGTAATCTATAAATAGGTGATCCATCATCAGTACGTCCTATAATTTCATATAGATAATCTCTAAACATACCTAGACCTTCAATCTTAGTATCACCATCACCTATCACAATACCATAAGGAACGTTTTGTCTATTAACAATACTTCGATCTGTAAGTGCAGTAGGGTCTTTCATAAGTTTATTACGATAACCCCATGTTTTAAAGTTATTAATAGTTTCACCTGTACCAGCTTCTATAAGAACTCCACAATTCCATCTAGTTAAAGCTTTAAGAAGTTCTCTATCATTGTCTGCCATAGAATCTAATCTACCACAATATTCTGCTACAATACGTTTACCTCTATAAGGAGTATATTTATTATTATACATCCATATCTTAAAGCTATACAAAGAATGTTTACCTGTAACTTCTTTAGATAGTTTATCAACTTTGTAAGGGTCTAGTGAAGCAAAGTATAAATCTTTAGGTATCTCACCATCTACATGAAAAGGTGGATAGTATTCTCTTACGCATCCATGCACATCTGTTTTATTATTATGCGGAACATCCATAATATATTCATGAAACTTGTGATCTTTAAATATATTACGTTGTATACATTCTGTTCTATTAATAAAACGTGTTTTACCATCTTCTACAATATACCAACCATCTTGATAAAACTTAGTATTAGGATCAGTAAGTAAATTATTAACATGAACATTCAATTCAGGAGTAGCAAATAGATTTTCAGTTGTATTAATAAATGCTTCTGCTGGAGTATTAGCACGTTGAGCACAATATATAATATACTCATAACTATCTTTAAGATCTTTAGCTCTAAGTTTATCTTTACGATCGCATAGAAATGCATCAAAAAGTAAACTATTAGCTTGCCATATATATGGTTCTAGGTTCCAAATCTGTGGAAAGAAAAAACCACATACTTGATGTCTACTATCTTTGTCCCAAACATTCTCAAAAGGTAACATACTGTTCTTACTAGGATTAAAAAAACAATCCATAAAAGCTTTCCAGTTTGCACCTTTAGTTCCACCTGTACCATATACACGAATAGTACCTACTACAATAGCACCTGATTCAACATTCGATAGAGTAACATCTAAGGCTTTTTGTAGATTAGGTGATTTACCACTTTCCTCAAAGTCAATCTCAATAGCTTTCTTACCTACAGCAGCGGATTCATTACGACCTATAGCAACACTTAGTAGTTTACTTCTATATCCAAATTTCTTATTACCTTCATTCTTCTTCTTATATCCTAGTTCAATAGATTCCATACTTTCGGATATATAACCACGTCTCCAATAAGTATTAGTTTCTAACCAATCTAGATTCTTTTTAGCCATATCAGTTGTAGCTTCAGGATCAGTCAGATAATCTATTATATCTGCTGCTAGTACAACTGTAACACCTTTATTAAGATTAAGTGTATTTGCGGCTTGACTCCCACGTTTATAACTAAAACCTTTACGTCGAGCTTTAGCTTTAGCTAGATGATATTTGTTATTACCTATAAATTCATCTATCTTAAAATTCCAATAATCACCATCCCAAGAACGTGGAAAACCCGGAACAGTTTCAACTTTATATAAACCTTCATTATCTAACTTCTTACGTTCTTCAGAATTAGGTGTGCGTTCAATACGACCATAGTTAAGATAATTATAATGATCACCTGTTATACGTAGATCATGCAGTAATTCTTTTTGACGTTCATCAGTAGTTCTAGCATCAAAGTATTCATCTATATCTTTATAATATAGTTTACATTTAGCTACTGCACCACGTTTACGTCTAGTAGTTTCACGTTTCCAAAACTTATTATATTCAGGACTACCTACTTGTGCTTCACAATAAGTACCAAATTTCATAAAGTGATCAGCAGTTCTACTAAATATATCTGTATTAATAAACACAAAATTCATATTCATAAGAACACCACCACTATTTCCTAGAAGAAAATCATTATCTACATCACGATGATTACGACCTGTTCTATCATTGAACAGATCAACCATCTTAATATATTTTGATTTATCTTCTAGGATATAATCTATAAAAGTATTATCTCCAGGTCTATAATCAAATGTTTCAGTCCTCCATTCTATCGTCTTCGTCAGAGCCTTCAGATTCAACATCGCCATTTCCGTCAAGGCTGTCTGTATAGGCTTTACCTCCACGTTCGATAACGGTTCCTTTACTTGAGATATCATATTCTTTTCTTAGATCTAATAATGTACGTACTTTAGTAGGTATACTTGCAGACATAGTAGTAATCTGTGTAAGTAATCCTATTAGTTTAGCAATATCTTCATCTGTACCAGAAGCTTTATCAATTATATCTTCTGCTTTATCTGTCATTTGTACTATACCACTTGCAGCAATTTGAAGTGATCTAATACTACTATCTATAAGTTTCTCTATTACACCACCATTAAGTTCATCATATACTTTAGATATAGCTATCTTAATAAATGTATCAGGTTTATAATCGGGATGTAGATTACTATTCTTAACAGCATGTGAATGAGCTTCTTTCTTAGATAGACCATTCATAATACAGTAACCTTCACGATTAGATAAGAAGTCTATATACCTAAATTCTTTATGAGCAAATGCTTTATTATCTGTTTCATCACGTTTATAAATAATAGCAAGTTCTTTATATTTAAGTATCTCGCTAACATTAAGAGTAAGTGTATTACCCGTTGTTTGCCATAAGTGAATCATGGCCAAATAACTTCCCAATCAGTAGCAAGTATATCTTCTTGACTTGCTATCCAACCATTAATAATATACTCATCTGTTATTTTCATACATATACATGGTGCAAATGTAATTTGTCTATTATTTGTAAATACTCTATTATCATCACTTATACTTAAATCTACAAGTTGTTTATAATAATCTTTAAGTGATTTAGGTAATGATTCAATATTATTTATAACAAAATTAAAAGACAAATTATCTTCTGGTCTCATAAAAATAAATGTACATTCATTATTCCATTTTTCACGAATAACTAAACTACCTTTTTTAATTGCTTCAATTGCTTCTCCAAAATTCATAATATTAAGTATTAAATTAATTTATATTTTAAGTCTTTTACAAATCTCTTTAGTTAAATATCCAGTTAAATAAGCATATGGTTCATCACTAACAGCTAATTTTAATTTACCACCAAGTGTATTCATTATATATGTAACTGTATGAAATATCTCATGCGATATAGTTTCAAGCATACTATATTTATCTTCTTGATGGGTTAATCGTATTACACTTTGATTAGATGGTAATAAAAAATATCTACCTCTACATGTATTACTCATAGGAAATAAAGGTTGACATTCTGCTTTAGTATTACCATATCTAACAAATCTATCTAAAAGTACTTTATCAGTTTCATCTATAGATACCATAACATCAAAAGGATATATTATTAAAGGTATAATAAAGTATGTACCTTTCATTTGATGAATATTAAACCTGTTACTACTAATGTAAGTGTACCTGTCGTAGTAAACCAGAAGTTACGTGATTTCCTTAGTTTATTAGTCGCATTAACGTTCTTATTAGCTAAAGTTAATAGTTCCTGTAATCGCTTCTGTTGATCACTGTTAAGACTGTTTGAAGTTGCTAATTGCATCTTATAAGCATCTATAATATTGTCTTTAGATTTAACTAAACCATTATTAATACTATTAAGTTCTTTATAATATTCACCTTCTTTAAATATTAAAGCTATCTGTCTATTTTCATTAAATGTATAACCAACAAGTGTGTCATTCTTTATTATGAATTTTACTTGTGATATACTTAGTAATGGAATCATTAGAAATAATATAAGGATTGCCAAATTCTTTAACATCGTGTACATATTTAATATCTTTAATTTGTTTAACTTTAATTAATGAATCTATAGTAAGTTGTTGTTTACTTATCTTCTCAATAGCAGCATTATAATCATGTTGATATACTATAAACTTATCACGCCATTGATCTGCTTCAATCTGATATGTTTTATCTCGCTTATCTATAAAGTAAAATAATAGGAACAGTACAACTAGTAGTACACCTACTCCATAAACATATAATTTATATTTAGTCCAAAGTTCTTTCATAGCATATTTTCTGTTAAAAGTGTGTAACTAAAATGTCTATTACCATATAGTACAGAACGTTCTACTAATGGTATAAACTCATTATCATATTTATTACAATCAGTATGTACTTGACAACCTGCTCCATAAACACCTATCCATTTACTTATAATACCTTTAGCGGCATGATGCATATTAATACCAAATAAACCTTCATCTACTGAATCTTCTTTAAATGTTTTAAATTCATCTAATGTAGCATCTCTATAAACTTTAATAGGTTGCACTTGTACTAATGCTTTATGATTATCTCTATTCTTGTGATATCCAAAATTCCATACATCTATATATTGTCCTGATTTAACTATAGCTGTACCTTTAGGATTAATAGGTTTAAGTAAATAAAAGTCACTAGGATCTGTAGTAATAACAAATTGATTATATACCCAAGTACCTTTATCATTCTTATAAAATATAAAACAAGTATCATTAAATTCTCTAGTATTCTTATCTTCTGATCTAACACCCCAAATGTTAAGTTGATAAGGTTTACTAAATATTTGATACTTCTCTCTACTAGCAATAGCTAGACATTTGCCAACATCAATTGTAGCTTTCATGAAAATAATGTTTTAGTTGATTGTATAGAACGTGAATGATCTGTAAGCATATTCTCAACATCTTGTTTAAGATAAGGTATTTTATAAAACTTAACTTCTTCTACTTCATTACCATTAGCATCATATGTCTTTTCAAGTGTACGTATATGACAAAGTATAAGACCTATAAGTTTCAAACCAAATGTTTCTACAAGATAAGCATAAGTAGATAGTTGCATAGCATAATGATTACCTACACTATCTACTAATTTATTAAGTGGATATGCAAAGTAATTATCTTTATTAATCCATTTATCTAGATTAAGAGTAGCATCTAAATTCTTCTCATAATAACCACAATCAAAATGTAATGGTGCTTTATTAGTTTTCCAATCTAATATATAAAATTCACCTGCATCATTAACAAGTAATATATCTATCAAACCACTAATAAGAAATCCTGTATGATATACACCTATCTCTGCATATATCTTAAAACCTTTACCAACAAGATCTTTAATAATACCATAAATAGTAGGATACTTAATATCAATACCTGTTTTACTAAAGTACTTTAAAGTAAGTTTACCGTATTTATGTTTCTTAATAATATCATCTATAGTATAGATACGATCATTAACAAATCCATTAGCATTTTTCTTATAGTTATTAGAACTCTTAACTGCATCTTCAAGTGTATTGTGTTTAACTGTACCTTTAGCACATGCTCGTTCTGTTTCAGTAGCCCATTCAAATATAAGTTGTTTAGCAGATTTACCACGATATAAAAGATATTTAGGATGTTGAGACATACGACCTATACGTTCACATGCTTTAGCTATTTCCTTAGTCTTAAATTCTTCTGTATATTTACCTACAACTGTAGTAGTACTAGTATAGTGTTGATCGAGATCATCTTTATACTTATGTGCTTCTTCATTAAAATATAGTATTCTACCTTTCGGTACTAGTTCGGTTAAGATTGACATGAAGTGTTTTATTACGATTATTATTAGCTCCACTTGTAGCACGTTCTAAATATAAACGTTTAATTTCTGCTATAACTTCAGCATGTGTTTTAGGATCAAGTTTACAAGGTTCCATTCCTGTAAGTCTAGCTAAATCCATCTTAGCTTCTTTAATATAAAAGACACCAAGTTTAGGTACAAATATCTTTTCATCTAATGAATGGAAACCTTTAGTTATACTTAAAGATTGACTTCTCTCAAATACTTTAACTAAAGTCTTTAAATCAGAAGAACTTAATCCTTCAAACTCAGCTAACCAATTACGTTCTTCTAAGCTCAAATTATTAAGTTCTTCAAATGCTTGAGGAATATCTTTAATAACTTTATTTTCTTGTTGAGGTGTCATTAAAGATATAGGTATTAAAGTTCTACAATTACATCTGTATCTGTAGCCATAATATCACCTTCGTTAATAAGATAATATTCGTACATTGTATATACTTTAGCTAAATCTATTTTCCGATCTGCTTTATCACTTTCATTAAGTACTAATACTCTAACATTTTTATTAGCAGGATTTAAAGATTTAGCAATACTTGCAACTGATTTATCATTACCTGTAATAACAATAGGTTGTAAACTAAAACAATTAGCTTTAGTTATAATAGCTATTCCGATATCATATCTAGGTAATGTAGTTTCACCATAACCTACAATAACTTTTTCAATAGCTTGAACATTACCGAGTGCATCTTTATTAGTAATAATCATTCCTTTGGCTTCATACTTATATCTAACTAATAGATTATTAAGTACAGGTTTAACATGATGTAAACTCTTAGCTTCTCTAATAACTTGTGATTCCATAATAGTATTTATATATGTATTAGTAATTACTTATGGGTACAAATATATCATATAGTATTGTATATACCAAATATAATGAGTATCTTTATTGCTTTATTATATAGATACAAATTATAAAAATACTACACATAGAT